GCAAAAACTGGTCATTTTTTGCTCCAATTTTTGCCCTCAAACCACAACATCTTGTGGTATAACATGCCTATTTTTCTTATTTTCCACAATACTGCATCAGAACTACCGACTCCACATGCGGTGAAAGTTACTTCTTATACTAAATAGCGAAATCGTCATCTTTTGCGAAAAGGTTTATACCCCTCTTATGGGGATAGCCTTTACCCCCACTTCTGTATCACTTATCTGTGATTCTGTTCTTTAAATCCATATCATTCATCCAGTCTTGAAAAACTGAATAATTTTTTACATCTTCTCCAGCAGCCTTTATTCTATCCTCTGCTTTCTTTTGTTGTGCTACACTCATAGCTTCAGATGCTTTCTTTGCTGTTTCCATGATATGTATTAACTCATTTCCAAAAACACTCTGTATCTGCTGATCTTTCGCTTCAATACGCCCCACGCCATTCAAAATCTCTGTATTATTCCATACTTCTCTTTGCCCTTTATGATAAAGAGTAACAAGTATTACTCCCATCATATTTGTTAAAGTACCATAGGTCTTTTCATCTTCGTAACAAAAAGTGTAACTACCTATCCCTCTATGAAAAGTCGCATGCGGTTTCAAATCTGCAAAATTGCTCGCATCAACAAATAATTCTTTTATGTCATCAAAAAAGAAAATGTGATTTTCTATTTTCCCTAAATCATTACGTTTTCCTCGCAGGAATTCATTCATTATTTTTTCAGATTCAATCAAACATTCCAACGCATCTATACCAACCACTGAATTCTCAACAAAATCTAAAATATCCAAATAAAGACTTCTCCAATTAACAGAAGTTATAAAGTAAGCCAAATTCTCATCGTAGTCAAAAATAGTTTTCTCCTTTTTTAAATAAGGATGAAATATTTTGTTAGCAAACCAAGTTTCTTTTTCACTAAATAAATCCTCGCAATCTCCACACAACATGTACAACTTCTCGCTATCCTGTATGGTTTTGTTAGGGTTCTCTGTACTCCGAATATTACCTATTGCTGTTTTCTTTAATGTCCTTACAGCCATCTTTGGCACTGTATGGCTCAATTCCAATTCTGCTTCATTTCCACACAATGCACATTTTGTTAAGTTATACATTTAAATCACCTCTAAGCATACTCGCACATTTATCATACCATATCCAACATCTTTCACTATCATAGAAGATTAAGTAAAAGCCAACCAGAAATTGTGACTCCTATTAGTATCCTTTCTTAGTAGCACGTCATCAGTTAGCCTTTATCAATGTTTCTTCATTAAATATTCAGTAGCAAAACACTTCTTTTGAATTCTTATTAATTATATCAGATATGTCGAATCCAATTACATCCGATATCCTCGACATGGTTCTTTTGAGTTCCTTTTCTATTTCATCTATGTGTTGAACTTTGAGTGCAAATGGTGCATCCGTCTCTAACAACACATGATCAATTGCCCTCCTTATGGCTTTAACAGACTGAGCCGCTTTTCAAGCTCGCTAATGTTTACCTTTTTCTCCGGCTTTCCGGGAATCAGCTTATTAAAAAAGGAATTGGTAACAGCCGACCTTGAAAACAGGATGGCTTCCAATTCCTCTTCCTTTTCTTCCGAATTTTCCTCTTTTCCCTTATCAAAGAGAACTTCATCCGCAAACCCAAGTTCCACAGCTTTCTTTGCATTGAACCAGGACTCTGCATCCATCAGATGTGAGATTTTCGTGCGGTTCAATCCGGTTTTGATTTCATAGGCATTCATAATGGATTCCTTGACTTCATCAAGCATCTCAATTGCCTTTTTCATCTCTGCTGTATCTCCAATGGCTATCGTAGCCGGGTTGTGGATCATCATCATTGCCACCGGACTCATCAGCACCTTTGTTCCTGCCATTGCAATCACGGAGGCTGCCGAAGCAGCAAGACCGTCAATCTTCACAGTCACATGACCTTTATAGTCCATCAGCATGTTGTAGATTTGGGCAGCTGCAAACACATCACCGCCCGGACTGTTTATCCATACGGTAATATCCCCTTCGCCGGATAACAGTTCGTCTTTAAATAACTTAGGGGTAACCTCATCCCCGTACCATGTTTCATCTGAGATTTCTCCATTTAAAAAGAGGGTTCTTTCCCCCTCGTTTCTGACCCAGTTCCAAAACTTTCGTTTCATCGTAGACCTCCTCTGTTTCTATTGTCTGGTGGTTGCTGCGGTTCGGTTTCCTCTGACGTGCTTTTCGTTCCCTCTTTGGCAAATGCTCCTGCATCCTTCAGCTTCGTCATCGCACCGTTCACAAGATACAGATTGCCACCTTCCTCTTCCGGTAATGGATTCATATCTTCCATTTCACGGATATCGTTGGTCGACAGCCAACCATTCTGTCTGCCGATGGCGTAACCATTCATTCGGCTCTGATAATCTCCACGGAGCAGACCGTCCACATTCAACTTTATAAAAAACTCTTTTTTCTCTTCCGGCAGAAAAAGGGATTTTTTAAGTGCCTGTTCCCATCGGATTACCCACGGGTCAAGTGTGTATTTCACAAATTCCAAGGACTGCTGCTCAATATTAGAAAAACTGCTCTTTTCCAAATCACCGACCATATGTGGCGGTATCCGAAACAGCCTTGCAATTTCGTTAATCTGAAACTTTCTTGTTTCCAGGAACTGCGCCTCCTCCGGTGGGATACCTATCTGCTGGTATTTCATCCCTTCCTCAAGTACGGCAATCTTGTGGGCATTGGTCGTTCCACGATACACTGCATTCCAAGAATCCCTTACCTTTGCCGGGTCTTTCAACACACCCGGATGCTCCAACACACCACCGGGATTTGCACCATTAGCAAAAAAACTGGCACCATATTCCTCACATGCCATCGTCATACCGACAGCATTCCTTGCCATTGCAATAGGTGAGTAACCGATAAGACCATCAAATCCAAGTCCGGGAATATGAAGCACATCCTCCTGCCTTAAGATGATATCTCCCATCTTTTTCATGTTGGGATTCTCATCTGTATAACGGGAATACACATAATACAGCACTCCATTACTGTCCCTCTCCACACTCATCTTGTTTGGAAGTAGCGGATACAGAGAAAGCACCTCGCCTTTCCCATTTCGTATGATCTGTGCATATGCATTTCCCCAAATTAAAAGATGACTCATCAGCGTTTCTCTGAACACAAATGAAATCATCTCCGGGTTTGGCTCATCATGGAGCAGCGTATAAAGCGGGTGGTCACAAACCATTTCCTTCCCACCGTCTTTGTATCGATATACATGAATTGGAAGCGATGCGATTGCTTCTGACAAAATCCTCACACATGCATAAACTGCAGTAGTCTGCATGGCTGTCATTTCATTGACGCTCTTTCCGCTGGTGCTTCGTCCGAAATTGAATGTATACTCACCATTGCTGTAATTCCGTACAGGCTTATCCCTCGCCTGACCGAAACCAAACAAACTTTTTATTCCCATCTGCTATCCCTCCAATGCCTGATTGATTGCTTCCCTTATGAGAAAGAAGCCTAATATGCTGACCAAAATCATGTCATCCTCCTAAAACACCAGAATTCCTCTGGCATCGTACACACTGCCATCACTTCCCTGATTACGGATTGCACGGTCAAGTGCCATGACGGTTGCGACTGCAGCATCAATTTTCTCTGTAGATTTTTCTTTATCCATTTTGATATTTCCGGCAGGGTCTTGTCTGACATACACGTTATCCATCATCCAACGGAGAACCTTATGCCCACCGTGGGCAATTCGCTCCTCAAGTGTCAGCTTCATAAGTTCCTTCGTTGGCGGACTCATATCCTTATACCCCTGCCCGAAAGGAACAACAGTAAATCCCATACCTTCCAAATCCTGCACCATCTGCGTTGCACCCCAACGGTCAAATGCAATTTCTTTTATGTGGTACTTCGTACCAAGTTCCTCTATAAATTTCTCTATAAAACCATAATGAATGACATTTCCTTCCGTGGTTTCCAGACTCCCTTCTGCTGCCCACACATCATAAGGAACATGGTCCCTTCTGACACGGAGTCTCATGTTATCTTCCGGTATCCAGCAGTATGGTAAAATGATGTATTTGTAATATTTCAATTATTACACAAGTAAGATTTCAAGTCAATATGTTTTTTCTGAAATTGACAACCACATAAATAACGTCTATAATATATTTATTACAGCCGTAAGATTTAAGGAGGGATTTAAAATGAACGATTTACCACAGATTTCTGAAGCTGAATTTGAAGTTATGAAAATCGTATGGAAACATGCGCCGATCAGTACCAATGAAATAACAGATAAATTATTACAGACCA